TCGTTTCTCACGATAACCCTTCCTGCTTTTGGGAAAGCGTTCGAAAGAGCGCTTGAACAACAGCAGGTAGGCCCAGCCACATTCCTTGGTTTTGGATATGTGGGAGGTCTCCCCCGATTTCTCGGAGGTTTCCTCGACCTTGTGTTTGACCGTGGTAGCGGCCGGTTGCTCGACGAACCAAACATAGATGCAATTCTTGCCATCCGTCAACTTACGTTGATGTGTGGCAAGATCTCCATCCCGTGCAGTGATGCACGGGTTAGGAGAGCTATGCGAGGATTCGTCGAGTGTGAGCAGGAGGTCAAAGTAGCAGATACTGAGCGGAATGCCATTGACTTGGCTAAATTCCGCGAGGCATCTGCGGTGCTTTTTAGACAGGTGTTTTCGGAGGCGGATCGCAAGATCCGTGCCGGAGACATTCTGCCTAAGCACGGCCCAGGCGTAACTGCTGACCGACTTTTGGGAAACCAAAAGTATAGTCAGCGCGTCTGGACCACTCGACTGGATAGGATAATGCCATGGGAATGGTATATCCTTCCACACCCATCACATAGTGATGAGTGGGGACCAGTCGACCTCCTCGAACCCGAGAACGAGATTCCCGTTAAGGTAGTCTCGGTCCCTAAAACGCTCAAAACGCCCAGGATCATCGCCATAGAACCAACTGCTATGCAGTACGCACAGCAGGCGGTTCGGGAGGTGCTCCAGGATTCGATCGGAAGAGATCACAATCTCCGACGAATCATCGGCTTCGACGACCAAGTGCCTAATCAGCTCTTGGCGAAGAAGGGGTCCCGTTTTGGTACCCTGGCTACACTCGATTTGAGTGAAGCTTCCGATCGCGTTTCGAATCAGCTCGTAGAGGTCATGTTCGAAGAATATCCGTTTTTGCATGCGGCTATTCAAGCGAGTAGATCTTTACGGGCTGACGTACCTGGCGAGGGGATTGTTTCCCTCTCCAAGTTCGCGTCTATGGGTTCTGCTCTCTGTTTCCCTGTTGAAGCTCTAGTGTTTACTACACTAATCTTCATGGGGATTCAGGAGGAGCACAACCGACCCCTTTGCTCTAAAGATAAACAAATCTTTAGAGACAGGGTGCGTGTCTACGGAGATGATATCATTGTCCCCGTAGAATATGTGCTACCCGTGACCCGTTTCTTGGAGGCCTTTGGGGCCAAATTGAATCGGGACAAGTCCTTCTGGAACGGTAAGTTCCGGGAGTCTTGTGGCAAGGAATACTACGCGGGCGAGGACGTTAGTATCGTCCGAGTCCGGCAGTTATTCCCTGAATCACGGGCTGACCACACTGAGATCATTTCAACGATCTCCCTTCGTAATCAGCTTTACTTTGCTGGTTACTGGGAGACCGTGAAATGGCTAGATCGGCAAATAGAGGATGTGATTCGTCACTTTCCTACTGTTTTGCCGACCTCACCAGTGCAGGGTCGTCACTCATTTCTGGGGTATGAAACCCAGAAAATCGGTAGTGACTTACATGACCCCCTTGTGAAGGGTTATGTCGTCCGGAACCGTATTCCAATGAATCCATTGGATGGTTCTGGCGCCCTGCTCAAGTACTATCTCAAACGAGGAATAGAACCCTCGTTTAACGAGAAGCACTTGGAGCGGTCAGGACGTCCCCAAGCCGTCAACATCAAGCTGGGGTGGCACTCGTCGGTGTAAATCGATGAGTCAGGCCGCAAGGCCTGAGCGGGAGATCCCAAGTGACGCCCGGTCCTGTAGATCTGGACCGAAACGGCGCTTTGATCTGCCACAGGGATGAACG